ATGAGCGCAGAGGAAAACATATACCAACGACTCGGCAATAGTATTGGCGAAGTTGTTAAGGCTGCAGTAAAGGAGGCTCTGAGACAGCAAAGGAAGCCGTTAACAGGCCGACTATTAAACAGCATTGACTACAGCGTAAACGCTACAGTAAACTCGGCATTTATAGAATTTACGCTGCTCGATTACGGAATGATTCTTAACTATGGGGTGCCAGCTAATCGGATACCCTACTCACCAGGCTCAGGAGCCAAAGGCTCAAAATATATTGACGGACTTAAAGCCTATGCAAAATTGCGTTTTAATGTTAACGACAAGACGGCCCTATCCATAGCTTTTGCCATCGCTCGGAAACATAAAAAATTCGGGATGCCGCTCGACGGAAAAACAGGATGGATACAAAACGGAATCGAGGAGTCGAGAGACGAAGTGCAGGAGCTGATTAACGACGCACTATCAAAACTAATACAAGTAATATTCGTCGGCGCTTTTGTTGACGTAAAAAAGAAAGGATCAGATTCCCTAAAAATAAAATACCTTGACATATGACATTTGAACAAGCTACAGAATTAAAAAATAATTTGAATGCTCAACTCGTAGCGGCTGGCAATACAAATTTAACATATTCGGTTTATACTTTTTGGAGTAATGCAGCTGAGAAGCTATACAACGTTATCATTTACCCTATCGTCTACAAAACAAAATACGAAGCAGCAAATACGAGCGGACAGTTTTCGGTGGTTAGGGTTTCGATTAAAACTCAAAGCGCAGGCGCCCAAACAGACGAGGGATTTATAAATAATTTTAATGCTAATGTAGCTACCGACGCAGAGGCAAACGACCTATTAAATAAATAAATATGGCACTCGTTACAGCTCCGCTCTTTACGCTAAACTCGCAATATCGACCGAATGTTTTTGTTATGTCTATGACCTCTTCGGATCCGCTCGTTTTGGCTGTAGCTTCGATTGTTGTCGATGGCTTAGGAGTTACAAATATGCAAAAGGCTCCTGCATACAGTATAGGTACTACCTACTATTTTATTTTTGATGTAGCAAAGGTATTGCAGACTTACTCGGCCCCGAAAGGACAGCAAAAAACAACGGTCTTTTTAGATACTATTGACGCCGCTTACGAGGTTGCGAGCGCTGATATACATACGAGAGTCGGCTTAATAGTTAGCTATTATTATAACGATCCAGTAACGGGTCTTTTAACTCAATTCGCAACAATAGATACAGTTTCGACGGGATACCCTGCAATCGCAGGCACCAGACAGACAAGGAACTGGAATAATATGGGAATGAATAGCTATATTATTGACTATCCAATTGTCGGCGGAGTTTACGATGTATATTTTTTGACAAATCAAAGAAGTGTTTATCCTCAAGCATCAGTTAAAACTACTAATCCAATTCCGATCTGCAGCGGCGAAAATCTGACGATGTCTTATGTTCCAAGCAGCACTACAAACGCTCTAAGAGTGGTAGTTTATGACGCTAATCAAAACGCGATTGGTACAGCTGGCTTTATTCAAATTACGCCAGGATCGACGCTCACGCCTCGCACGATTGGAGCAGGTATACAGCAACTGCAGGCAACAACAATAATACCGAGTAATCCGATGGCAGGCATTCCAACGGGTTACTATTATTCTATTCAGGCGGGCAATTTAACGCTTCCTTCGACATTCGTATTGCAGGGCGTTAAATATATGTATAAGGTCGTAGATTGCTGCAATGAGCGAGCGGTCCGCCTGCACTGGCTTAATAGATTGGGCGGATCGGATGCTTATACCTTCACGAGCAAAAAGAAAATCGAGGAGAAGACTAAGAGCAACACAGCTCAAAAGCCTCTCGGCTGGCTTACAACGGCGCCACCTTCGACAAGCTACGATAAAGGGGTGTTCAAAATACAGCAGGAAGTGACAAAGGAATACGAAGTCGAGAGCGTTTTTTACGATGAGCAGGAGGGTGCTTGGATAGCTGAGCTATTGAGCAGTCCAGAGGTTTACATGGAGACGAGTGACGGACTTATAGCGGTCGTTATTGAAGACGGCAAAATAACACTAACCGAAAATGACGAACTTTTAAACGTTACGATTAAATTCGTAGAGGCTAATTATATCAGCGTACAATCTAACTAATGGCAGACATAAAAATAATAATCGATGGGCAAGTCGCTGAGCTTCCTCCTAACGGCTTAAATCTGCCTTTGACTTATAGCCTACGGAGTCGGGAGGGACTTGCTATAAATACGGGCAGTCGGTCGGAATATTCCTTTGAGTTACCAGCAACAAAGCATAATGATAGTATTTTTAATCAATTTTATGATCCTGCAATTTACACAATAACTGAGCAGGCTTTTTTGTCGGCGAGTATTGAGGTCGACGGACTGCCCTTTTTTATCGGGCGCTGTCAGCTGCAGTCGGTAACGCTGAGGCAGGATCAATATTACTGGCAGGGCAGGAGTTACAAAGTTGCTTTTTACGGAAATAATGCGGATTGGAGTACAAGAATAGGCGACCTACTTATAAAGGACCTAACCTTTACGCCTCATGTTTATTCATATACAGATAATTACAATGCTTGGTATTTTGAATATCCGACTGCAGACTATAAATATTTGCCGATAAAGTTAAAGGACTGGGCCGTACTTGGCGAGGTCGATGCGCTTTTAGATTCGCATCCTGCTTTGTTTATAGTTGACGTAATTACAAAAACATTCGCTTCGGTAGGTTATACTCTAAACAGCTTTTTTTTTACGACTGATTTTTTCAAGCGGTTGATAATGCCCGTACCTATATTGAATAGGTATATTGTTGGTCAATATGGAGAGGATTATTTAAATGTACAATTATCTGAGCCAGCAACAAGCGTTGAATATTATAACGCAAGTCCGCCGTATTTAGTTACTCCTTTTGTATTTCAGAATTACGTACAACCAAACCTCTCAACACCATACAATGCAGCGACAGGGTTTTATGTGGTTCCATCAACTGGTTATTATTATGTTCAATTGAATGTTGAAATTGTTTCAACTGGAACACATTTTAGTTTATTCCATGCCTGCGTTAATGGTAATGTATTAAATATAATACCCAATTCTGAATTATACTTTGGAAATATATTTGGCGGTTATGTTGGCAGTGTAACAGCTTCTCGAAATTCTGATGTTGTTTATTTACAAGCAGGTGATACAATAAGCCTTGCAATAGGAAATCAGGAAGTTCCTGCAGGACAAAATGTAACAACTTGGGCATTTTCTTTGAATATATATGGCGAGGCTGAGATCGTCGACGGATTTCAGATGGATTTAAAATATATCATAGATCCATCACTAAAAGCAATTGATTTAATCAGAGGAATTGCGCACGCTTTTAATTTAGTATTTGAAACAAACGAAGGAAGCAGAACAGTACAGATTGAACCAGCTGACGAATTTTTATTGGAAAGCAGGGAGCCAAACGGAAGCGATCTGGAAGACGGATTCTATACAGATCCAAAAATTGGCGAGTTTAGTCCATATGTTGACCTAAATAAGGGCGGCGAATTGGTAAGCGATACAAAGCAACTAAGCCAGCTCAGGCTTAAATGGAAAGATGACGGCAACGATCCGACAGTCGAGGCACTTAATCTTAATGCAAATTTAGGAATATTAGAGGCCAGATATAACTTCCCTGCAAGTAGGTTTAAATTCGGTGAAACGGTTGTCGAAAATCCTTTCTTTGCTCCGACTTTGGTAATTGCAGACAATGAAGTACGAGAAGCGAATAGCTTAAAAACTCCAATGATTCCGATTATCTGGGCGGCTAATTACCTCGAAACAAGTACGAGTGCTGAAACAGTTACTCAGATTTTGCCGAGATTATTGGTATCTGATCCTACTTTGAGCTTTGCAGAATACCCGAACGGAACTATAAATGTATTTAACGGAGCAGCGACAAATCCGCAGGCCAATCCCTTAAACTATATGGTCGATTACAACGATACAGTAGGCTTTCAGACGTCTTTGAGCTTTGGAGATGTAACTGTAAACGGATTCAATGTTTCGGGTTTATTAAAGCGCTTTTATCTTTCTGAGATGGTCCGCAAGAAGGGAGGCAAATATCTTGAATTGTTTATACTTTGGGATGTGCTTATGATTCAAAATTTAACGTTTAGAAATAAGTTTTTAATAAACAATAATACATACATACTGCAGGAAATAAATACCTTCGATGTGGCAAAAAATCAATCCACAAAGACGTATTTTGTACTTGACTATAAAGAAGTCGGAGCAGAGGCCGACATTCAAAGTACTATTTTAGAAGCAAAAGTTAACACGATATAATTATGTCCAATACTGTAGTAGGTTTTACTATCCAAATAGATGGAGTAAACTCAATAAATGATCTAAACGAGGCGATAAAGAACACCAAAAACTCGATGAACGCCCTCGATATTACTACCGAGGCAGGAAATAAGGAATTTAACGAGCTGAGTCAGACTCTCGGCGAGCTGACCGCACAGCAAAAAGCGTTAAAAAAGGCGCAGGATGACACAAACAAATCGTTTCTGCCTGAGAAATCCGTCGGGGCGTACGATGCTTTATCTGCACAGCTTAATAAATTGCGTAAGGAGTTTAAGAATGCGGCCCTCGATGGCTCCAAAACTACTGCGGAGCTGGATAAAATGCAAAGTGAAATAAAGCAGCTGGATAAAACTTTAAAGGATGTCGATGGGCAGGTCGGGCAGTTCCAGAGATCAGTCGGAGATTATCCTCGCACATTTCAAAGAGTTACGAGGTCATTATATCAAGCAATCCCTGGTTTTGAGGCATTTAGCAGTCAATTAAGGACAAGCGAGGGAGGAATTACAACGTTTGGAAAGGCTTTAATAGGTGGCTTTTTAGCGTTTCAAGCAGCCAATTTAATCGGTAACGCTATCGGCAAATTGGACGAATTTAATAAAAAAATAGAGGAGACTCGAAATATAGTAATGCAAACGAGCGGAGCCTATGGAAAGAATCTTGACGAGTTAACTGCATCGACTGCAGCTCTCGCTCAGACGTTCGATACAGACGCAAAAACAATAACGGAAGCGGCTAAGGCGATAAGTAAAGAGTTTGGAATCGGATTTGAGGAGGCGCTCGGAAAGGTGGAAGGGGCGCTCGTCGAGGGCAAAGGAAATGCAAACGACTATCTTAATAAGATTAAAGAAATGCCTGCAGCATTCCAAGAGGCAGGCGGAGCCATTACAGAGGTATCGGAAGGTAATAAGCGATTACTGGATTCTAATAAAGAGCTGGCAACATCTCAGATCAATGTAGCGAAACAGACGAAAGATATTGTTCTAAGTTTTAAGGAGTTTAAAAATGCGCTAACGGGCCAGCTGATAAATTTAGTAGTCTCTTTATACAATGCTTTGAAGCCTATCGGGATGGCTTTCTACGATCTCGGCAAAGCGGTTTATAATTTTTTAGCAGCGATAGGTGGCATTTTTACGTCTGGAGGGCAGGCGATAAGCGTTATTGATTTGTTTGCTGCAGCGTTAAGGCTTTCATTTGCTCCAGCGCAATTTATAATAAGTCTTGTAGCAGGTTTAATTAATGTTCTGACACAATTTGCACCTATTATATTTGCGGCTGGCGTTGCAATTGGTGGGTTTACTCTTGCAATGAATTTGCAAAAGATAGCATTAGCACTTACAGCAGCAGCTCAATTTATTTATAACGGAGCGGTGGCAGCTTATACCGTAGTTACAAACATAGCAAAGGCCGCACAGTTGGCATTTAACGCAGCAGTAAAAGCTAATCCTATTGGCTTAATCGTTGGCGGTTTGGTTGCGGCTGGTGGCGCCGTTGCTGCTTATGCGCTTGCAACGGATGACAGTACAGAAGCAACAAAGAAAAATACAGATGAAATAAAAAAAGCGGAAGATGCAGCAAAAGCCAAAGCAGAAGCAGATCAAAAAATTATAGATGATAAAATTAAAGCGGATCAAGAAGCATTTAATAAAGAGCAAAAGATTGCGGAGGACAAAAGGAAAGCTGATGAGGAAGCAAAGAGAGCGCTCGAAAAGTATAATCAAGCGGTTGAAAAATTATCGCAGGATCGAGTTAAATTTATAGACTCTGAACTGGCAGCGCAGAAAAACGCCCTTGCTTTATTGTCCGACCTACGGGCCCGTTATATAGACGAGCAGATTAAGAATATTAAAGACGATCAAGAGCGACAAGTAAAGGAGATAAAGATAGGCGCCGAGAGACAGCTCCTCGCACTTGACGAGCAGCTCAAAGCATTGCAGGAAACAAACAAAGCGAGAGCCGAGGAGGGAAATAAACAACTGCAGGAAGCCGTTAAATTATACGGGAAAGGATCTAAAGAAGTCGCAAAGATTAGAGAGGAGAACGCAAAAGCCATCGAACAAGCAGGAGCAGAGGAGAAGCTCGTCGCTGCCGAGATAGCTAATATTAAAGTCGAGGTAACTAAAAAAGCAAATTCAGACATAGATAAATCAAATTCGGATACCGTACAAGCTGGACTCGAAAAAGCAAAACAAGCGGCGGAGGATCTGCGACAGTTCCGTAACGATATCCTGCAGGAGGAGCAAGGATTTATCGAGAATACTTTTGAAATGCGAGAGCTGAAAAATAGAGAGATGCTCGCTCGTATGTTAGCGCAGGAGACAGATGCAAAAAAGAAAGAGGAACTAATCCGACTTGCAGGAGAGCAGGAGATCGTCGATAAAATTGCGATGGCCCGTAATCAGCTGATGTCTTTGGATGACGCACAGCAACAGCTCGAAGTAAATGGACAGAAACGAGTGGATGTTACGCAGGAGGAATACGATGCAATCCTATTGGCAAAGCAAAAGCTAAATACTGAGATAGCCGAGCTGGAAGGAGAGCAAACGGAGGACGTAAAGAAAAACGCAGAGGAAAGATTAAAGGCGAATGTAGATACTTTTAATAAAATTGCAGGTTATTTTAAACAGGGTTTAGATTTACTTGCAGATGTTTTAAGCGCTTTAAACGAGCAGCAGCAGGCGCAAATAGACGCGGATATAGAGAGAAGCGAAGAACGGCAAACATCACTACAGGAGGAGATCGAAAATAGTACTGGACTAAGGAGGAGATTTTTTGAGGAGAGGCTACGCAGCGAAATAGCGGCACAGCAGCAGCTCGAAAAGGCTAAAGAGGAAATCGCAAAACGAGGAGCAAAGCAGCAAAAAGCAATAGCGATTATACAAAGTATTATAAATACAGCTTTAGCAATAACATCAGCTCTCGCAACTCCTCCAGCGCCTAACGTTGTAGCCGCAACGATTGCAGGAATTGTCGGAGCGGCCCAAACGGCGATAATAGCAGCGCAGCCTCTCGCTCGGGGTGGCGTGGTCGGGAAATTATCTGGTGATATAGTGCAATTCGCAGGCGGCGGAAAAGTTACCAGCTCGGGGAATATTAAGCCGCTATCAAATGGCGATAACGTACTGGCAACGTTAAAAACGGGCGAGATAGTATTGAATAAAGAGCAGCAGAGCAGAATCGGCTATAATAGTTTAAAGGCCGCAAGGATTCCAAACTTTGCGACTGGAGGAGTAGTCGGAGCGCCATCGGCATTCGTATCAGAAAAACTTAGCGAAGTGACTGATGGAAAGAATAGACTCCTACTGATGGAGCAGCTCCTGCAGGAGACAAGTAATCGGATCGATCGCTTTCAGGTTGTTTATACTGCCAGTACAGACGATGACGTTGAAAAGGGCAGGACAGAGCGTAAAGATATAAGAGTAACAGCTTCATTCTAAATTTAAAATTATGTACGTCAGAGAGGTTCCAGTGGAATATCGGGAAGAGATTAAAAGCATTATGCAAAATATGCAAACGATGCCCGCATACAAGGATATCGAGCGCCTTTTTTATTTTTACTACCGATATATTAAAGTATTGCAGAGGGGCGAAAATGCCGAGAAACGAATGAAAAAAGATCTGAGCTGCCCATCCTGCAAAGGAAAAGTTATTTATTATTTTAAAAACATAGTAAGCGAATGGTAGAAAATCTAAGCAGAGACAGACGTAAAAACTCGCATAGGCTTTTTTGTGCTTACGTTAGTCAAGATCTGGAGTCGAGCCTCGGCAGTATTCCAGAGGTTGCCAACATTGTTAAATACTTCGTTAAATTCAATATTATACGGCAAAGCATTATTAACCGATACGTCGTTATAAAAATGTATCCAGAGTACTTAGAACGGTACGAGAAAAAAGATAGGGCCGTCAATGCAATGTCGAAAATGTTGCCTTTAGAGCCGACAGCGATTTATAATATATTGAGTAATCATTACGCCTATTTTCATCCTAATCGAATTAATTTTTAATTTCCGTCAGCTTGCAAATAACGAAAGCCTCCGCATATTGCAGAGGCTTTTTATATTTAATCGGGAGCTGGATCGAACAGCTCTTGAATCTATCAGTAAATACTTTCTCAACCTGTTAGGTCAAACTGATAACTCGTTTTTCGCCGCATAAACTACCGATTATTTGCTATTCATTTTTTGGCTCTCTAAATCTATTCAAATTCTTTCTTTTTGGCTTTCGTGGTACGGCTAAAAATAAGCCAATGAGCCAGCAGAATGCTGCAATAAAGTAAATCATACAAAATCGGTTTGCATTAAGTTGGTAAATTCTGTTTCGGTAAATTTCAATTGCCTCACATCTGCTCCGCACGTTGGGCAATAATTTATTCTGTATTTATTGCCATCCGAACCAATGAAACACGGCATCAACATTATTATTTCGCCCTCGTCGTTGGTATAGCTAAACCAATTTATTTGGTGTATAAGTTTTACAAAAGGTTCGCAGCATATTTTACTCATATCTCGCTAAAAAGTTTAGTGAGTTTTAAAATCTGTTCATCGGTGCGCTTTATAATAATGGCCCCGCTCCACTGTTTTAACCAGCTTGTATGATAAATCATAGCATCCTCATAGCTATCATACACAAAGAGGATTCTAAACCATTCGCCTGCCTGTTCGACAAGTGCGGTATCGGGGAGGATAGAAATCATTTCAGGGCGTAGCAGTTCGGGGTTGCGAGTTGCGCAAACCTGAACACAGTACTTTTGTGCGCATAGTTGCAAGGATAGGAGAAGAAAAAATAGTAGTTTCATTTTGATAGGTTTTTGTGGTTAGAAAGGTAAATCGTCAGCGTAATTTAATAGATTTTTATGGAGTATTGGTCGGAGTTCGTCGTTATCTACGGATATAAACTCAGCCAGCTTTTCCTCGTCCTGCAGATTAAATCCGTTTGCAGTAATCTCCTCGATTACGTAAGGAGTTTTCTCGTCGGTAAATTCCTTATCTGGATGCTTATAAAATGTCGCTTTAGCGGTAATATTAAAGCTGCTGATAAAGAATCTAACAAAACTTTTAACTTTAATAGGGCGGGTTAAATTTACTCGGGCCGTAAAAAACTCGAGCGAAAACTGCTCGCATTGGTATAATACTTTTGCTCTTGGAAGAGCTGACTGCGGATGCGTGAACTCCAATATTTTTACTAATCTGTTTTGGTAAAAATTACGCTCGTGAGATACATCGCAAAAAGCGTAGAGGAGATCAGTCTCGGATTTTTTCATTTTCATTTTAATAGGTTTTTGTGGTTAGTAATTCTTACGGCTCTGGCTCGTAGCTGTTATCGTAAAATAATTGCTCTACAGCCTGCCAGAACGATTCCCAGCTATCGTGCCCAGCCATCGCGGCGACCATCTCATCGTCAAGGATTGTCGATTTTGCGACGCCCTGCACTTCAATGCTGAGTAGCTCGAACTCTGCCTGTTCGGCTGGCTCTTCCATGGTCTGCCAGCGGTATGGGTGGTAATCTGCATTAACTTTAAAAGTAAAGCCGTTCATCTGAAATTTAATATATTTTTTGCCGCCTCTCATATTTGTAGTTTTTTATTGTTATTTATTGGTGGTCGGTGGTGATTTCAATACACCATCTTTCCGAAGTGGAACGCTCTACCGATTAAGCTAACCGACCATTTTTTGATATGAATTATCCGACTACTTTATCGGCGTAGATCGTTGGAGCCATTGAATAACTGCCAGCTTTGACATACTCGCTACCGCTGTACTCTTTAACTCTGCAGTTGAGCGTTTCGTGTGTGCCCTTTAGGGTAACCGTTTTATCGGTACGCTTTACACAAACAAACTGAACACGAAGGTCAGCGTCTCCAATGAAAAGCATTTCGTAAGTTTTGCCGATTTGAAATTTTGAAGTAGTCATAATGGTAGGTTTTTTTGTGGTTAGTTAATTTCCTTTCGGTTAATTGTTACACAAATTTATAACAATAATTGATATAAAAAAACTTTTTAGTAATATATTTTTAAAATATTTTCAATAATCGTAAAAATCTGAGGATTTGCAGCGATACATTTGTAAAATATCGACAAAACTAACTGACAATGGCTATTGAATTAAATATATTTGGCACTATAGGAGCGAAGGACTCAGAAACAAAGGACAGCGTAATGTCAGCGCTATCCAATGCAGGCGGTCAAGACGTAATAATAAACGTTAGCAGCTCGGGCGGTTCCGTTTTTGATGGCTTGTCTATAGCTGGAATTATCTCTCAGTACGGAGGAAAAACAATCGGCAAAGGAATCGGCATAGTTGCGTCAGCTGCGACTATTATTCTTCTTGCAGCTAAGGAAAAAAAGATGTTAAAAAATTCCTTTTTTATGCTACATAATAGCTGGGGAGGCGCTGAGGGTAACGCAATGGAATTGGAGAGATCTGTCGAGCTGTTAAAAAAGATAGACGAGCAGATGGCGGAAATATACACAACACAAATAGAAAGCAAAGGGAAGTTAATTGAGGATGACCGAAACAAAACGCTCGAAGAAGTTAAAAGAATGATGGCGATGGAAACATGGCTAACGGCTGATGAAGCGGCGGAGCTTGGTTTAATCGATGGCGTAATGGAAGAGGAAAAGCAATACGAAGAAATCTACGAAGAAACATTTGCCCAGATTAGGGCAGAGGCTAAAAATTTTAAAAACATTCCAAAAACAATCGTAACAATGGCAGCAGAAAAAAAGACGATACTCCAGCAGATCGCAGCTCTTTTCGGTATGAATGCAGAATTTAAAGAGGCTGTCGAATCGCAAAGCGGAGAGGCTCCTGCATTAGAGGAAGCAAAAGTCGAAGAGGAAAAAGTCGAAGAAAAGGCAGAGGCAAAAACGGATACTAAAGAATCGGAGCTGGAAGCTAAGCTGGCAGACCTGCAAAAAAAGATCGAAAGCAAACAGCAGGAACTCGAAAACGTAGAGGCTGAAATTAAAGCTAAAATAAACTATAAAAGCGAGCCAAAGGCAGAGATAAAATCAGAGATCGGTTTTACTCAGGATCAAATCACTCAGGCCTCAGCATTTATTAACTCACTTATCAAAAACTAAAAAACAATGTCTTACTTAAAAGATAATTTTTTCGAAGAGGGAAATAGCGAAGACGCATTCTTCTCCCGTACTAATCCACTTGCAAACGCTGCAAACGCTGAGATTTTAAAAGTCGAAGAGTGCGGAGATTGCGGTATCGAGTTGGTTGTGGAAATCTCAACGACTGGCGGAACAACTACTGTAACTTATGCGGCCCCGACGTCTACCTACGCGGATTTAATCGTATTAAATGCGCAGTTTACTGATGGCTTAGGAAATTTCGCTACTGAGAGCGGCGGAGGTACCGTTAACACTTCGGCGCTGGATAGCTCTGCGACATGGACCGTAACTATTAGCATCCAGATCGGCGAGGGCGGTATTTTTGGCTGCGCTTGCTCTAAGAAATTTAACTTTAGCTATAGTCCTGCTGATGGTATTGAGATTGATACGAGAGAAATCGGTATCGGTCTTTTGAGAGCGTCGGCTACAGAGGGCGGAACTTATAATCTTACGACTGTTCCTGCAGGAGCTTTCCCTGATGGCGGAACTTCTGAGGACTTCGATTTTTACGTTCAAAACGTTGGCGTAAATGCTTTGAGAGTTGCGACAATTTCTATAACTGGCGATGTTTTATCAGCTGCTTTTGATACTACTCTGGTCGGTTCTGGTACCTTATTCGCTACTAATATTCGTAAGATAGCAACGACTCTCGATAGTTCTGGGGCCGTAGGCAGTTATTCGGGTACTGTAGTGTTTAATTACACAGATGGCACTACTGAAACTATTACGATTACCTATACTTTAGCGTAATAGGGCATATAAATATTATTTCAAAAAATCAAAATCTAATATAATGGCAAAGGTTGAAGCTGGACAATTTCGTATCGGTTTAGTCGGTACTCAGGCGCAAGAAATGCTCTTTAAACCAATATTTTTTGATGCCGAAATCGAGGAGATTTTCGACGTTATGGTAATGGTAAACAAAAAGCAGAACGTCGGCTACGTTGGTGCGATGGAGGATATTATGCAGCTCGCGAATGGCTGCGGATGGACTCCGAAAGGTAGTCTTTCACTTTTCGAGCGTTGTATCGACACCGAGGAGATTAAAGTAAATTTGGAGATGTGTTACGACGAATTTGTCGGAACAGTTTACAAACAAAAATTAAAAGCAGGTAGCCAGTCGACAAATTTGGAAGGAACTGTTTTCGCTCAGATCCTTATGACGAGAATGCAGCAATCTTTGCGTAAGCAAATGTTAAAGGCAGCGTTTTTCGGCAACAAGGCAAGTACTGACGAAGCTGTTAATATGACAGATGGTATGTGGTCCGTTTATCTTCCTCAGTTGGTTGCTGCGAATCTTATTCCTTACATCAATTCCAATAGCGGTACGCCGTTAGGAGCTGGCGATGGTATCGATTTGCTTACAGCTGTTTGGGAAAATGCTTCGAATGTTCTTTCTGCGGTCCCAGAGGCTCAGAAAGTATTACTCGTATCGGCTAACGTTTATCGTCAATATCTGCAGGATCTGCAAAACAATGGCGTTTCTTCTGCTGCTCACTTGACATTGTTAACGAATGGCGCTCAGCGTTTGACGTTTAACGGCATCGAGGTTCGTCCGATGTACGACTGGGCGCAATATGCTGCTCAGTATCTCGCAATCCCTGCAGATGCTAATTTTGTACTTTATACAGAGAGGACAAATCTCGTACTGGGTACAGATATAGCAAATCCGACAAATCAGGCTATCGTATGGCATGACGAGGAAGAGGAGAAACTTAAAGTTAAATCAAGATTCTATCTCGGTTTTAACTATAAGCATAGCGATTTCTTTACTGTCGCTTATTAGAAATCAAAGACAATAGCAGGAGGGAGCATCTCTCTCCTGCATTTTAAAAAACTATAAATACAAAAATTATGAGCTGTCTAACGACTGGTTTAACAATAGACTGCGCTAATGCTTGCGCAGGTGGCTTGGGAAAGTTCTGGGTCGCTTCAAAAGAAGATGTCGCTTCCTTAAATATTACGGGCGGCGAGATTGATACGATCACAATGGTGGGAGCTACAAAATTCTATGAATTTGAGCCATATCAAGAAACTGCGAACTTTACGGAAACTGGCGAAAGAGCTAATTGTAATACAGTAATCACTCAAACTTTGGTCGCTGTATTTCCTTGTCACGCTTTGTCAACGAGAGAAGCAATTAAGGAGCTCCAAGATTGTTGCTGTGGTTTTATAGTAATTCATGAGGAAAACAATGGTTCAAGATGGTTGTGGGGCGCTCCAAATAATTTAACAACTTTGGGAATTGCTTACCCTGCTCAGCTTACTAACTTCGAAACAGTTACGGGAACGGCGATTAACGACCAAAATCAATCGACGATCACTTTGACTTCGAGAGGTACCGTTCAAGCGATTCCAGTTGCTTCGACTGTTACTATTCCAGTCTAATTTTTTAGATTTAAATAAATTTATACGGAGGGGGAGGGTTTTTATCCTCTCCCTTTTTTAAATTAAAAAAACTGTTTTTATGTTTAAAGTAAAAGATAAATTTATCGATTGTACGGTCTATAATACAGAATTTAACGTACATTTGTCAAAGGCAACTCAGGACCAATTGCAACACTTATATAGAATCGGATTCAAAGGTGTTGAGTTATTAGGTAAAAAGCCAAAAAATAAGCCTTTAGACAACTTTATAACAGAAACTAATATATATAAGGATGAGCAGGAGAACGCCTCAGAGTAAGCCAAAAATTGATAATGACGTCTATGCATGGGGTTCGCTTAATCTCGGACTTCCGCCTTTTAAAATGGACGATATTTTTAGGGAGCCATCTAAAGAGCTGCTCGAAAATACGTACTGGAATTATATTCCTTTTTCGACTTACGATCTTTGTAGATTGGATCGAATACAGGCGATTTGTAATAACAGTCCAACGACGAGCGGAATTATCCAGCAGAAAGTAAATTATTTTTTGGGCGATGGCTTTTATGCCGTTCCTAATAGCTCAATGAGTATTGTAACCAGCTCCAAAGCAATTAAAAAAGAGGCTGCAGATATAACAGACGAACAGCTGCAAACGCTTAATGAGTGGCTTTCTGTTATTACTCCAGAAGGCGAAAATATCGAGGAGGTTTCTTTTAAAATTGCAAAGGATTTTTCGAGTTTTGGTAACGCTTTTATTGAAGTACAGCGCATAAAGGTAGGGCAGACTAAAAAATATTATGTTCGTCCTCTTCCGATAACTTGGTGCAGACCTCGAAAAGCGGAAAAAAGCGAGATGTATCCGACTCACATAGGCGTATCGAGCGAGTTTGAGGAGAGCTACGAAGTTACTCCAGCCGTTGTTATCGATTTGCCTATATTTCCTAAATTTGAGAATTTTGGAGGCGTTGAAAAGTCAATAGTTCACCTGAAAAACTACGAGCCTACTTTGGTTTATTGGGGCATCCCTGACTGGGTATCTGCTAAAATATGGGCGGAGCTGGAGTATAGAATACCAAAGTACAACCAAAGCAAATTCGAGAACGGATTTACTCCGAGTGCTATAATTTCGCTGTTTGGGTCCGCTAATGGAGAGGAGGCTCGAAAGGTAGTGCAGGCGATGAAAGACTGTTTCACGGGGACGGGTAATAATTCTAAGATGTTCATACAAGCGTTAAGAGATCCGAGCTATAAGTCAGATGTACAGATATTGGACAACAAATCGGAGGGCGAGTTTATGAATCTGCAAAATTTAGCGCAGCAGAATATTATCGCAGCGCATCGATGGAGTGTTTCGCTAACTGGTTTAAGGACCGCAGGAAGTCTCGGAAGCAATCAGCAGATAAGATCCGAATTTGATATAGTCTATAATACAGTAATACGACCAATGCAAAGGCATTATTTATCAAAATTCCTTAATCCGATTATACAAGACGCAGGAATTTATCTTGGCTATAATTGGTCTAACATTGCGCTCGACATTGCTAAGCCGATGCCAGTAAGTTTTGCGGGCGATATACCAGTCTCGCAAGTTTTGACAACCGACGAGATGCGAGCGGAATTAGGATGGCAACCAACAGAAGAGCAATCAAAAGAAGAAAATAACTCTATCGATGACAACATTAATTAAACCTGCTGAGGTCGTAAATACTGGTGTTTATAGGCCAGCTCCAACGACTGCGAGATTCGACGTTAACGTTATTGCTCCGCATATTTTGTCGGCTGAGGAGCGGTTCCTGCTGCCTGTTTTGGGCGCAGATTTATACGAGGATCTGGTATTGAATCAGAACGCTTTAGAAAGTAATTATAATCCTGCAGTCGGGCCCATTGTGTTAAAATTTCCTACTGATGCCGCTTACGAATCTCTTTGGACCTCCTATTTAATGCGTTATACCGCTTTTGCTGTATTTTACGAAGTCCTCCCTTTTTTAGCGGTGCAGGTATCGAGCAAAGGAATTTATCAAAACGATAGCGAATTTGCGCAGAATGCTGGCATCGGTGGTGTGCGTTTCCTGCAGGACAATATGATGCAAAAAATTGATAATTTGAAGCCGCTACTCGATGCATATTTATGCAAATATAAAGCAGATTTGCCTTTATTTGACTCTTCTCATTGCCTATGCGCTGACGATTGTGATTCGTGCGATTGTGGCTATTACGAAAGATTTGGAAAGGTCTGCAGAACGTGCGCAGCTGGCAAAAATTCGTCTACAAATATAATTTTCTACTAAAAAAAATATATAAAATGCAAACGATAACAAAAACTCTACTCGGTACCATCACTCTGGAGCAAAACGGAGACGTTAGGACGCTTTCCAAATATGCGACTCTAAAAATTGCGAATAGGGGCGAGATAATAGTTCAGCAAACGCAAGGGCAAAGCGTAAGTATTTTTCTGAACGGACTCGATACTGTAATCGAGGGAACTGGCTCGGTAAGCTGGGGAGTAACTGCTGCAGATCTGGTTTATTTTTTAGATCAGTATTTTTTTTTTGACGTAAGCGGTGGCGGCGGTGGTGATGACCTTGCAACAGTCTTAATCGCTGGTAATACATCGGGAGCTAATGATATAATATTTAATGCAACTCAAGGATTGCAATTTGATAATTTTTCAAGATTGCGAGAAGGCACAATTGACGCAGGAACAGGCGGTGTAAAAGGCATTGCTCAAATCTGCGGAGCTGGCTACGAGTTGAAGTGGGAGGCTGGCGTACAGTACGTTATGGGCAGCTCTGGAAACACTATCAGAATATCCTTGTACAACCTTGCAAATATTCCTACTGTAAATGATGATAGTTCAAAAGGTTATTACGCTGGGTCTTATTGGGCAACAGACGATGGAGCTGTTTATGTTTGCACAGATGCAACAATAGCCGCAGCGGTTTGGGTAATACAAAAAAATGCAGTTCCTAATTTATCTCAAGTATTGTCATCGGGCAAATCTGCTCAAGGTACAGGAATTAATGATTTGAGCTGGATAGAATTCGATCAAGCTGCGGCTTATTCAGTTGTAGCTGGCGAACTTGCGTGGAATGATACAGACGGAACTTTAGATTTAGGTCTTAAAGGCGGTTTAAAATATAAGGTTGGTCAGCAATTAGTAGTTCGTGCAAGAAACACAAGCGGTTCTTTAATTAGTAAGGGCAGCGTTGTAAAGGTTGTTGGTGTTGCAGGTGGATTCGTTGGTATAAACTTGGCACAAGCAGACAATACCACAAATAGCGCCACAGCTTTTGGTATTGTTGCCGAAGATATTGCAGACACTTCTAACGGATTTGTAGTTATAAACGGAATAATTCACGGATTAAACACAAACGCATTTACAGAAGGTGATATTCTTTATCTCAGCCCAACAACAGCGGGTAATATTACAAATGTTAAGCCTGTAGCACCTAATCACGCCGTAACAGTTGGCTATGTAGCTAAGAAAAGCGCAACAGATGGACATATTTTGCTACACGTTCAGAATGGTTATGAGCTTGACGAATTGCATAATGTAAGCATTGCAACACCTGCCAACAACGACGCTTTGGTTTATGAAACATCTACTCAGCTATGGAAAAATAAAACTATCGGCGGCTGGAATTACATTGTAAAAACTGCAAATCAAGACGTGACAAATAGCACTACTTTAGTAGATGATACAGATATGCAGTTTAGCGTTGTGGCTGGTGGGCAGTACATGATTGAAATGGATGTTGTAATCTCTGCAAGTAATACTGCAAATGACTATAAAAACGCATTAGTACTAAGTGCAGGAACTATGAAAGGTAGCGGAATTTTAACATCGAATAGTGCGGGTACTATTGCAGGCGCTACAAATATATTGGCATCAACTGCAATCTCAACAAATACGTCTGCAATAGGAACAGCACTATCGGATATTGATTTATTGCATAGCATAAAAATTATATACTCATTTACTGCATCAGCAAACGCAACTTTAAAATATCAGTTTGCGCAAAATTCAGCTACTGCAGCAACAACTGCTCGCACTTTCAAAGGATCTATTCTAAAATATAAAAAGATAAACTAATCATGGCACTACTACTCTCAAAAAACACAACACAAATAAACGTACAAGGTACAGACATTGAGCTGAGCTCTGTCTATGTTCGTATTGTTTTCACTTGTCAGCTCGATGGCTCCCTTACCATTACCTACAAGACGTTTTTAAACTTTGATTCGTTTATGGCAGGTAAAGAAATTGCAACCGACATCATCAATATGACTTACAACTTTGTGATTTTGGAAACAGAAACACAATCTTTGGAAGTTGCTTTGCTTTATATGCAAACTGCATTTTCAGAATTAGGCTATACTGCTGAAATCGTAGCATGAAAAAGGTAGGAATCTTAGACAATGATGAAAAAGAAGCGCTGGAGGGGCAAGAATATGCCCCTAACAGATTCTTCACACCTTTGCAGGATGCCGACAAAAACTATGTATTGCCTTTAAATCAAATAACAAACTGTAAAAATATCAAATTTTGGTGGGTAAAACATCTGCCACTTATAGAATACAAACCTACTAATGTAATGGACAAAAGTTTAATACCAGATGTTTTAGCAATAAGCGGCCTATTTCTTTTCACAGGCGCCGAGGTCGGAATAGAAAACACAATACTTGAAATCATTAGCAAATTTGGTGTGGTTGCTGTACTTTGGTATTGGCTGCAAAACATGAAGACACAGATAAAGGAGCAAATGACGCACTTTAGTGTAGAAACAGAAATGCTAAGGAAGGAACACAAAGAAACGCTGACAGACTTTCACGAGATACACAAAGAACACAAAGATCTAATGAAACAACAAATTGAAGTAAAAGACCAGATCATTAGAGACCTGCAAAGCAAAATAAAAGGATAAAAAAAATGCCTCCCGATCGTGGGAGGCATTTTATTTACAATTGATACTTTTCATTCATGTATTCCTCAGCGGTTTTTATATCTCGCTTCCAATTCAGCCAACCTTCTAAATAAGCCGTTCTAAGGGCTTCCTTTTCATCTGCCATACATTCATACGCAAAGCGTAAAAAGTCTCGGCCTGTGTCGGTATAAACGTCAAACAAAGCAGGATGATGCTCCTCTAAATATCTGCACAGCTTTTGGATAGGTAATAATATTTCGTTTTCCATTTTGTTAGTTTTTTAATGAACTCTTAAATATCTTGCATACGTTTCGACAACTTCAATATCAATTTGCCTATATTTTTGCAGGTCGGGCTTTTTTTCTGCGAATGCGGCCCCGTACTTTTTTGCCCATTCTCGAAATTCGTTCATA